GCTGCGATAAGCAACCAATCATAACACACCCCAGATTTTCCCCAACGCACCCCGAAGGCCGCATTTCTACTGACCCTCGCATACGGTTTTGTTAGTGTGGTGAAAACGCCGCAGCCCTTATATTTAAAGGGCTAGAGGCAGATTTCGGGGGGGGTTGGAGAGAGGGAAATTCGGGATATACGGGCTATATGAATCAAGGGGTTACGGGGGCGTTTTCCCCAATCATAACGTCCCCACCTCTTGATACCTGATTTCTTGATCGTAGCTATCCGTCATCCCCTCCGTAGCGTGTCCCGCCAGCCCTTGAGGGTCTAACCCCTTGTCTCTGTACATCGTGATTCCCAATGACCTAATCTCATGGAAGGTCGGGTACGGCTTCTCCGTCTGGAGCCTTCGCCATGCCTCTTGAATCTGGTATGCGGATACGCTGGTCTTCATTGGGTTGGCCTTGTTGCGCTTGTGGACGATGTAGCGGGAGTGGGTGTTGCTCCGCTTTGATCGGGTTATCACGGATGATAACTTCGGCCCCACCTCGATCTTAATAGCGGCCCCGGTCTTTTGCTGGATCAGGTGAATGTACCCGTCCTGAACATCATCGTAAGTGAGCCTTAAAATGTCCCCCTGACGTTGTAGCGAATACAGGGCCAAATCCATTGCGATAACTAGCCATTCTGGTGCCTTGTCGCGTATTTCATGGAACTGGCTAAGGGTAAGCCTAGGTCTTTCTCTTTTCGGCTTACGGGGCTTCTCAGTGCGTTCTGGGAGGTTCTCGTCTACCCATCCTTTTGCTACGGCGATCCTGTAAATCTCCACCAGGGCAAGACGGTAGAAGTTCCGCATGGACGGCTTCTGGGAGTCGAGGAAGTCAGCTATACCGCGAAGTGTAATAGCGGTGATTGGGCCTGCAAACGTCTTGCAGAGAACCTTGTGAACGGCTGAATACTGTTTCTTGGTGTTCGCGGCCTTGTCTGACTCGCTAACCCGCAAAATCCACTCATCTGCGGCCTTGGAGAAGTCTGGCGTACCGAGAATCTTCGCCACAATGTCCACGGGTGGGGCCAGCTTTGCATTCAAATGAATCGCGGCCTCTACCGCTTCATGCTTGCTCGTTCCTGTTGGGAGCCAAGTTCGCTCTCCCGTTTGTGGATTCCTGTACCTGAACCTGCCTCCGTCCCAGTATAGATTCTTCGGCAAATCGTTATGTTCGACCTTTCGCGCCACGAAATAGCTACCCCCGATTTTTTGGGGATTAAGCCCACACTCACGCGCCAATTTCAAGCGGGTCTTGGGGTCGGGTACTGGATCGAAGGTATCAGCAGCCCATCGGGAGAGGGGTGTTAGCATCGACACTTAGGGTTTCCGTATTTCAGCCAGCATTTGCCGCAGAGCTTGTCACTCATCTGCCCTTCATCCTCTTTTCAATCACCGCAGAAACAAGGTATCGACTCATCGTCGAAGTCGAATAGTTGGCCTTGGTCTGATGCGATGATTTTCATTTGTTCGTAGGATGGGTGATCTTTACGAAAAATCGCACCATCTCCGTCTGTCCTACTGGCTGCTTCTCTCTCTTGTTTAATCCACCAGTCAGCGAGGTCAGGACGCTCCCTAATAATTGCTTCTTTCTTCCCTCTAGCTTTAAGGAAACACAGATCACAGTTTCCCCATGCAGTAACGCCATTATCATTTGGTAAATTGAGGTCGAAGTTGTTTGTCAACCAAAACTGACTTACGTCTTTAACTGTATGCCCTGCGTCCATCATGGGCAGCACGACCTCCCCGCCCTCTAACACTTTGCCTTTCATTTTCATACCGCGCCTGTACTCGTCTGCTCTGATGCCAAGGTAAGAAAGCCAAGAATCCCACCCCAATGAGCGCAGATATTTTTTAAATGCTCTCGACTTCATACGATTAGAGCAGTACCGATTCACAACATTTGGCAAAATGCCCATTTGCTTGATCAGCTTTTCAAAAGGCTCGCCGTTTCTTGCTGCTGTTTCGTAATCGACCACTTTGACTGTATATGGAAGCGATTTTTTTCCGTTATCGTCATGCTCAACCCATGCGCGGTCTATCTCTATCCACACAATCTCGATACCCCAGTTATCAGAACAGGCCTGCACAAAATCTAATGTCTGAGGCATTTCCTTTCCTGTGTTGGCAAAAGTCACCTTCACATCGTCAGGTAAATTTCCATCGTGGGCTTCGAGAATCTTGTACAGCATGAATGCTGACGTTCTCCCGCCAGAGAATGAAATCGCTGCTGGCTCATCTATGTAGTAAGGATTTTTCATGCGTAATAAAGATGAGGCTTTGGCCTTATCTCTCCGTCTGTGATGGGGTTTCTCCAACCCTGAACCAAAAGGCTGCAAGCCCCCTCGCTCATGTACTCCAACTCAGAGGGATGCTTTTGTATCGCGCCCCGCCTGGGTGGCTCCATTCTCCCTTCGCAAATGTCGATGGCTTCCTGCTCAGTGTCTACAGTGCAAACGTAAGCGGTTTTTTTCCGCTCTGGACAGTAGCCTTGAATCACGTACCTTTCTCGTTTTTGGTGGTAGTGCATGGCGTACCTCAGAACGGGATATCAGAGTCAAAATCATCAGCAGGCGGAGGCTCTTTAAAGCCACTGTCTTGCTTCTGTTCCTTCAGATCACCGACAGAAATAGACATAAACTTGCCGTTCTTCCCGTCCTTGATCCAGGCGGAAATCCACCTTTCTTCGCCGTTCCAGTTCATCGAGCCCCGGTAGTCGGGGCGCTTGGGGTTGTCGCCCTTGTCGTTCCGAAAAAGAACGCCGGAGTTTGTGTTGTCGTAGTCGGTCATGCGGCCTCCATCTGGCTTATCGCTTTGGTTAGTTTCTGGTTGAACTTCTCGATTTCGAGAATGAAATCTGCCTGCCACTGTTCATCACGCTCTACAGTGATGATTAGCTGCTTCTCAAGGTCTGGGTGATAGGACATAAAGTCCCACTGGGGCTTGTCGAAAATCAGCATCAAGCCCTGAACCTGGGGGAAATACTCGGCGGGGCACTTTCGCTTCCGCAGATATTCAACGTGCTTCGCAGGCGAAGGGCATTTGATCTCAAGCCCACCTGAATCAGTCAGACCGTCTGGTGATCCCCCTATCACGCCAGAGCCTAGCTCTACCGTAGCAAAGCCAACTTCTGTTACAGCGTTTCCGGTTTCTAGCTGGTAGTACGTCCTGGCTTCAGGCTCCAACTCCGTCCCCCTTGTCATCCACTCGGAAGTGAATGACTCCAGGGGCTTGAGGGAAATCTTTTCGGCTATCAGCTCGTTGATGTACTTGTCCTGGGAGGCCGAAGCCTTGCCGGTAGAAGTGAATACGTCCTTGAACCGAGAGGCCGTAGGAACGCCAGAGCGAACCGCAAACCACTCGGGGGTGCCTTGCTCCATCGTGTGAATAATCACGCTGCTACCCTCTCTGAGAGCCACTTGTGGGCAGGCTTCAGTTTCACGGGTGGAACCTTGTCGGGGGAGAATTCGTCCTCAGACACGCCGCAGGCTTTGTAGAACTTTGCTTTATCCTCGTCAGAGGCAAGCTCAAGCAGCGCCACAATGCCCTCCTGGTTCTCCTCGTCGCTGTAGAGGGGCATGTCCTCTCCGGCGTAGATCGACAGACCCAGACCATGCAAAGCCAGCGCCTTTACGAAACAACGCTTGACTGCGGTATTGATGTGGAAGGAATTGGGGTTGGTGATGGGCTTGTTGCCATTGAGGACTGGCAGAGTCTCGGCCCTGGCGATCATTCTCTCGCCGTCCTTAACCGTAACCTGTACCGTTACAGCCATCGTCCCATCGTCGTAGCGCACTGAGTTGCAATGCTCGTACTCCGATTCTGGGTAGTGCGTCATCAGGATATGATGCGCGTGACTCCAAGACAGGTAACTAAAGCCCTGTTTCTTTTCAACCATGCCTGAAACGTCAATGGCATGGAATTTGTCGTAAACTTCTTTTGCAAAGCTCATCTGTATTCCCTCTTGTTTTCCTCTCGCCACTTCCTGTAAAGCAGCAGTTCGAGGTATTTGATTGGGTTAGCGTCAGCGTACTGCTGGAGGCGCTGACGGTATTGGTAGCGGTTGTCTGTGACTGAGATGATCATGCGTCTCTCCACTCCTCTCCGGTGAATTCCTCGTAGCTGGCCCTGTACTCGTCCAAGAGCCGCTGGCCGATCATTGCTA